CGCTTTGGTCAACATATACTGCGGCATAGCTAAAGCAGTAAATGTAGTGGCTGTATCATTAATATCTAATTGGCCTTGTTGTAGGATAATTGGTCTTCCTAAATAGAAAGCCAAAGAAGTCCCTTCCAAAGATTCAGGATCTTTATAAAAAGTTGGGGACAAATCTAAAGGATTAGATATAGTGGCTTGACGCATACCAGCATCATTATGAAAATTTGTGGTATTAACCACTTCTTCGGTTCCCATAGGCTCAGATTGAGACTCTGGGAAAGTTGCGGACGGGTTTAAGCCCCCGTCACCGGCTGTATTATTATTATTATTAGCTGGTCGTATTATAAGTTAAAGAGTGACCAAGCTCCTCAACCGTACCGTGCTGCCTGGATATTAGGAGGACTGCTCCCATCCCATCCTGGACCGTAACCTAAATAGGCAGGATTTCAATATTTAACGCATTACATAGAACTTTGCACACGGCGATTGTATGATTCTATGAAGATCGAATAAGTAAGTTTAAAGAATTTGTGTGTAAAAGGCTTACACTACCCTAGATGTGTTTAATCTCTTATCTAGACAAGAGGTTGTTTTAAATTAAAACTCTTCAGAACTACTACTAGCTGTATACTTAGGATTAATTCCAAAACCGTACTTAGCTCGTTTATCTTTGATTGTCCCTTTACCATAAGGACAAAGTTCAATATCAAACTTATAACTCAATCTTTGAATTCTATCAGAATTCAAAATATGATTATCATAAAATTCTGGAAATAAAGTATGAACAGCAAACTTATATTTCTCTCCAAGAGTATCCCAGACTACGTCATCATGTAAACATAACTCATCAAAGAACTCTGTTATGTTACTTATAGTTATAGCTAAAGAATCATGCTTCTTTGTCCATAGTGGTATCTCGACAATAGTCTTTAAATCTAAAGGACCTATATATTGTCCAAGCAAGGGTTCAAACCTAAAAGTTCGTTTCAAAAACTGAGCTTCAGTTAAACGCTTGAATGGAACTATTGTATCATCTTTGGTTGCTGAAATATAAGTGTAACCTAATTTCAACATTAAGTCTTGTATAACAACTCCATTAAAAGTTTCTCTATAAGCTTGAGCGACCGACATGATAACATCATCACCAGTCACTTTAATTGAGACAACCTCATGAAATTTCACACTCTTAGGATGAACTGAATAGAAACAATATCTATGTGCTAATAAATTAGTCATACAATTGATAATTAAAGTTAAAGGATGACCTGAAACTAGAGAACCAAACCATTCATAAATTACATTCCCGTATATATGTCTGGAATTAGTCACCTCCAA